ATTTGCCGCTAACGCCCCAGCGGTTGCAACAAATGCTCTATAAACTCTTAGGAATGAAGCAGTAGAAGCTGCACCATTTACAGTAATCGTTTCTTCAATCAGATTAAAATTATTATCTAAACCTTGAACAGTAATTGTGTGAGCACCATCGTTGCCAGGGCCATCGTCAGAGCTTGCGCTATATGCATAAACTGTACTATCAGAACCAACATCAAGATAACTATAAAGTCCTCCGTGCATCCAAATAGTTTCTGGTATGTTTCCTACATTTGGATTTCTACCAAACTTATGAATATTTGACCATCCGGCAACGTCGCCCGCAGCAATTGGAACATTAGATGCAACTCCAAACGAATTGATAAGATTACCATCTTTATCTGCCAGCATGAACGCTTCAAATAAAGTTTTATTACCTTGTAAATATGCCTGAGTTGATTTATTCCATATAGCCATTTTATCTCTGCCACCCTTTAATGTATTGATCTGAAAAATTTGCCCTGCTAAATTGAAGGCGGTCTACTAATTTTAACGCATTCTTTCCATAACGATCAATAGCAACAAATCCTTCCTGTCCTGTTACTTCGTAACCACTATTAGTTTTTAATAGTGTTTTGAGACCGCCAACCTTTTCAAGTTTACGCACAACCAAATGTTTAGCGTCTACTATAAGGTTATACATAACAAACAAATTCTCAATATCTTTAGGTTTGTTTGTTTTGAAGTATTTCATGGTATCAGCTTTTTTTGCTTCCCATGTTGCTTTTCCTTTGGCAGATTTTTTTGTAGCAATTTCACTATCATACCAATTATTCAAATAGCTTTGTAATCCGCGAACAAATACTTTAGGATTACCAACACGTTGACCTTCTCGAACCTTTGTATTGATATAAGTATTTACTCGCATATTAAGTTCTTTATTTGCAGAAGGAAGTAATCCATCAAATGTTTTCTTAGGTATAGAACGGAATAACTTTCCAACCTGAGAAAGGATCCTTGTCATTTCTGCAGTTTCAGAGGCAGTCATTGTTGCTGTACCAGATTGATCTTTAAATACCGCATCAACAGACCAAACAGATTTTACTTTTTTAAGACCTGAAGCAATCTCCTCTCCAAAACTTGCAGACATTTCTTCAAAGCTTGATCCTCGGTATACTGTATGCCAGACCACTCCGACTTTGGATCCGAGTATTTCCTTAGCAAGGTCTGATGATTTAGGTATCGCGTAAACAATCGTATTAGGATGGAAAGTAATATGCGGTTCACCGTCAATCGTATCTTCTTTAATATCACTTTTTTCATATAGGAAATCACCTTGTACTACGCCTTTGATACCGAGTTTTGAAAACTCATCAAGGGCAATTTTCAATTTTGCATTCAAATCTCCACTTGTATCCGCATCAATATCAGCGTGCGTTTTATATACTTTTGGGTTCTTGTTAAAAATACCTTTTTTGGCTACAAAGAATTTTCCGTCGCTTGGATCTGTTCCAGCAAATACAGCTGGTGCTCCATCCCATTTAACACTAATGTTAACAGAAGACTTTGTATTACTTGACAGCATATCTCTAATATCTCTAAGATAATTAATCACATTTCTTGTACCAAGTATTCCGCCGTCAATAACTGCATCCTCGGCGTGAGTCATGTGTAGGTTTTTATCTTCAGCTATGAACTTCTTGAATGTTTTCATTTGTAAGCAACACCTTTACGAGTATGTTTAAGTTCGCCTGCATATTTTTTCATCATTTTAGGCGTTTGATTTTGCTTTTCAGCGCCACTAATTTCATCAGGGGTTATTTTATCGAACTCATCTACATCGCCGTCATTATCTTTATCAAATCCACGGTCTTTAATAGCGTGTTTCAAAGATTTCGTGGGATCTAATGCATGGGCGATTTTCTTTTCACTAATGAATTTTTTAAAACTTAACATTTTTACTTACCTTAATTACTGGCTCTACTCCAAAAAATGACAAGACGTTTTTAATTTTTCCAGAAATAAACGATTTTGCTTTTTTAAGTGCTTGACCAAATGTTCCTTTAATACGACTAATAACGTTTTTAAACATTCCTTCTTCGAGCTCAACTTCTTCTTTAAGTTTAGCATCAACGATTAAAGAAATAACTGACCAAAAATTGTACTCACCTGTTTTAACATTTTTAAGTTTACGTGATGATGTTTTAAATCTTGCTTGCAGTTTCATTGCATCAGCAATCTTTTTACAATATGCATCATCATAAACAGATGTGATTTTTGTTGAAGATCCGCTATGATCCGAAACCACCATAAACTCTGCGGCTGAATTACTGTCTTCACCGTACTTCATAAATCCTGACATTGCTTCACGAGCAAACTCAATCTTAAACTTTTCGTTTTCTTCAAATAAAGTTCCAAGTTCAGACATAATCTGTTTATGTGCAGCTTCGCCGCGGTTTACTAATTCATTTTCACGAGATTTGATTAACGGTCTTAATTGTGTTGGTGCAACTGAAGCCGTAACAAAATCTTCAAAAATACCTAACACTTTTTTCAATTGAGGAGAATCTTTTACGTTTGCTTTTTCCATTGCTGCATAGAAAGTTGCGGTTGATTCTGCCTTACCACCTGACATTAATTGAGCCATTCCAATCTTTAACGATAATCTTTTATCACCAATTAGAATATCAGTTTTTGGAGTAGTATCGGTCGCACCATAACCACTCCAAAACGAAGTAAGTTTTGACTTAGCACGACCATACTGTTCTGCTTTTACATTATTACCTAATTTGAAATGATCTTTAATTGATTGTGCAATTTTTTTGCCTGCCTCAACGTATTGTGGTTGAGCCATGATACTATCATATACTTTTTGTGAAATACCAGCAGCCTCAGGATTAATTTTCTGTCCTGTGATTTCGTGCCAGCCAATAACAATCGCCGCTTCAAAATCTTCAGCTTTAATTGCTTCTGTAATATATTGCTTAAAACCTATCATTAGATTTCCGTTGCCCTTCTACTAGTTATAAAGTCATATGGATATATTCCACTTCTTGCGTTTCTTACAATAATATCCTGATGACTTGTTGTTCTTCCATTTCTATAAGTTGTTGCAAATATTGCTTGATATTCACCTCTAAAAGCCCAAGTTAAATCATCGGCTGTATGTATAGATTCCGAAAAAGTAAGTTTATATGAACCGTCATTATTTCTTGTAAGTATTGGTGCTCCTTGTCCTATACAATGAACGCTTTCTCTGTTAAATGTGGCACCATTATTCCACATTGGCCCATATACAGATCTGCCTACAAGATTCCTTCCGGCCGGTGTATCTTCTATTTTCCTCCAAGCACTAAATCCAACTCCTGCTGCCCCATCAATATATTCTCTTGTTACAAAATTGTTTAGATCTCTTACATATTGCTCAACTAAAATATCCTCATGTATAATTTGTCCAGATCTTAATGAAATTCCACCATATTGCTGATAAGCTCTTGCTCCGCCTGCTTTCTTATGTGATATAAAACCAACTTCTCTTGTACTATCATTTATTAAAGCAATATCAGCTTTTGGATCTCCTTTGATTTGATCTGCTGCAGCTGTCACTACATTTTCTACATTATATCTTCCAATTTTAACGCGTATAGGTTTGCCTTCTTGTTCAACTGCGTCCTTTATTACGTCTATCAGTATTTCAGTAGCTTCCTGCTCAGCCTTTAAAACATTTTTTGTTTTTGGCTTTGCAATAACTTGTGTAGGTCCTATTTGAACAATTCCTAATGAAGAAATATTCAAGGCAGTTTTATCTCTTACTAATCTTGCACCTCTAAATGCAGACAACGTAATATCAATTGCAGCCTGTCTTTTATCAGTCACTATGGCCATACGATTTCTTGTAATCTTTTTTATTTCGTATCCATAGACTTCTGCAAGGGTGTTTTCTACATCAGCATATTTCATAAGGAGCTCTTTATTCTATATAAACTATTTATAAAAAAAGAGAGGCCGCAGCCTCTCTATCAGTTGACACTCATCCGATACTTATTGTAATTCGCCGACTTCAAATAATTTACTTAAAGATTTTTTAGGTTTGTTTAAATCCCATTGTTGACCAAATGATGTTTTGTCAAAAGCAGGAGCGTCATCATCTGTATCTTTTGATTTGTTCTTTGCATTTTCTTTTTGTATATTTTTCTGTGCGCTTTCTTCAAGATTATATATTTTCATTTTAGATCTATCGACTCCTACAACAAATCTACGATAATAATTTAAGTCTCCCCAACGGTTCTTTAATTGTTTAACCATTATTTGACTAAGACTGTCAAGTTCTTCAGATGTTATGAGTCCCAGAATACAATCAGCAGTATGAGTAATCCCCATAGACTCGCTAGTATTAGTAAGGTCCACGTCAGAGTTACCATAGCCATCACGGTTAAACTGAGAACTAGTAACGACAGCACAATTGTACTCCATAGCCAATCCACGTACTTCCTCCGCAATTGATTTTACAAGTGTATACGAATTGGCGGCCGCTGCACCTTTAACTCGAGCACTTGCACAAATATTTAAATAATCAATAAAAATAATATCAGGTTTAAAGTTTTTCTTCATACGTAATTCAGTAAGAAGATGGCGGAAATGACCAACGTGAGCAGAACCTGTAGGATATTCTTTTACAACAATTTTTCCCGTGCTTTTACCTTTTAAACGTTCCATTCTTTTTGTATATACGTCTCTTGGCATTTCTGCAATTTCGTCAATTGTAACATCAAGGAGATTTGCATCAATGCGTTCCGAAATACGTTCTTCAGCCATTTCCATTGTAATATATAAAACATTCTTTCCCATCATCAATGCAGAAGCTGCAGCATGACATTTAACTAACGATTTACCGCCGCCAGTTGTCGCTAATAAAACTGTCATAGATTTACGAGGTAAACCACCTTTAGTAATTTTGTTCAGCAATTCAATATCAAATGGAATACGTTCTTCTTTCTTGTGATAAAAATCATAACGAGAATTAAAATCTTCAAGATAATCGTGACCGACTGAACTATCAAAACTGATTGCAAGACTATCTTGTAATAAAGCTGGTAAACCGTCTTTACTTAATTCAGGATCAGATCCATCAACTACAAGAATTGCTTTACGAATTGCATTAAACAAATCACGATCTTGACAAAACTTTTCAGTTTCTTTAATTAACCATTCCTGATCTGTATCATTATCACGTTTTAAGTTATCAACTTGAACCATGACTTCTTTATACATATCTTCGTTCATATCTTTACGTTTATCAAGCGTAAGTTTGAGAACCTCAACAGAAGGAGGTTCTCGATATTCTTCAACATACTCGGAATATGCTGTAAATATTTTTTTATGCTCATTACTTTCAAAGTAATCTATTTTAAGATATGGATATACTTTTCGAAAATAATCTTCATTAAATACTAGGTTTGATAATACAGTTTTTTCAATCATTTTCTACAACTTCTTCTAGCAAATCTTTATGTTCATTGTTGTGTTCACGCATAATATTACCTGATGCGCCAATTTTAAATGAATTTTTAACAAAATCTTTAAAATTTGTTTGTTTAAATATTTTATCCCAAAATTCAGGATTGTCAACAATTTCTTTTGCTCTGAGAAGTTTTTCTGAAAGTATTTCACCTGTACTTGGATCTACAGCTTCATACCAACCAACTTTAGGTTTTCTAAGATAACCACCTTTTTCGGCTATTTCCATTAAACCAGACCATTTAACAATTCCGCCATCCCAACTTACTGAAATAGGAATCTTTGATTTTTCTTTAACGTGTCGAGATTTTTCAATATTAATTACAAAATGATAACCTTGGATCTCGGTGCCAACTTTGTCTTGTTGACGACCAATAATCCAAATAGCATCAGCTGAATAATAGATACCAGTACCACCTGAAACAATTGCTTTAGGAAACAAACCAATTTCTTGATATGTGTGATTAACAGCAACAAGTGGAATATCTTTTAAGTTAAGATGTGGAGTAACAATACGGAACAAAGACTTTAGCGCTTTTGCACGAGACATATCCGCAACGGATTTACCATCAAGTGCATCTTCAACTTCTTTCTTTGATGCAAGGTTACCAACGGAATCAATTATAATAATTACATTATCTTTCTTTTCAATTTGGTCAAGCTGTTGGGTAATATCAAATTTTAATTCTTCCACATTTGTAATAGGAGTATGAACAACCCTGTTCATATCAATATCAAAAGACTCAAAATAAGATTGTGGTGTACCAAATTCAGAATCGTAAAATAATAATACTGCGTCATTATGTTTTTTCAAATAGGCAGATGCCATTAATAACGCAAACGCAGATTTAAAGTGTTTAGATGGGCCAGCTAAAACTAGCAAGCCTGGACTAATACCGCCATCAATACTACCAGAAAGGGCAACATTAACCATAGGCACCGGTGTTGGTGCCATATCCTTTATACCAAAAACTGAAGACTCCGAAATAGGAGCTGTCATTTTAATAGTGCTGTTCTTTACAAGTTTATCTAAAAGACTCACATTATTCTCCTTCTGCAATAGCTTTTAGCTTTGCCTTATAATTTTGAATTTTTACTACGCGATCAGGCCAGAAAATAGTTGACTTTTCTGGCGATTTGCATAAATTATCAAGGAAAGGTTCAATCGCAGAATATAATCTTTCAATCCTTGCATCCAAGTCAATCTTTTCATTCATAAGATTGCTGAGTTGTGTTTCTAGATCTTGTGCGGCTGCTTCAGAACTTGCAGCGGTTTGTTTTACTTCTTCAATTTCATCATCAATAAAACTAAAACCAAAGTCAAAATCTATAATGTCTTTTTCTGCCAAATTTATCCTCCTTATTTATGATTAGAAGAGGAGCCGAAGCTCCTCAACTTTTAGCTTTTAACAAGGTCTCTGAACATAGCGAGATCTGGATCATTATCGTCTTCATCGTCAACTAAAGGTGATGGAGAAGTAGTTTCAACTTCTTTCATTGATGGAGCATCTTGAGACTTCATGTTAAAGTTATTCATGTCCAATTCAAAATCAGTATCTTCTTCTGCGGTACTTGTGGACGAAGGTGAATCACCGTTAAGATTTAATACACGATATAACTTTGCTTTTAGCTCATTATAATCTTTAAAATTCTTTTCAGCGACCAATTCTTGTAGTTTGTATTGTTTATTCCAAATTGCTTCAATTTCTTCATCACTATTAGCAATTGGAGAAGAACTATCAAATTCCGATTTATCGTAATTTGGATAACCTTCAAACTGTCGAATTTTTAGACGGAAATTAGCACCTTCCCAGAAATCAAATGGGTTGATTGGATTTTCGTCTTCAAATTGTGGGTTCATCAAATCGTTAAGTTTATCAAAAATTTTCTTACCGAATTGATACATAAAAACCTTACCATCATTTGCTGGGTTCCCACTATCTTTAATAACAAGAATATTAGCAATGTATTTAAGGCGACGCTTTTGTTTACGAGCCTGTTCTTTATCAGAATCAACTCCGCTGTTCCAAAGCTTTGAATTAAGTTCAGAAACAGGATCGTCCTTTCCAATTGATGTTAGAGAGTTTTCAATATACCATAGACCTGTTGGACCTTGGAACCCATGATCCCATAATCTAACAAATGGCATTTCTTCTCCTTGTGCCGCCGGCAAAAACCGAATAATGGCAAAACCATTACCTGCTTTATCGCGGGTTGGTTTCCACATTTTACCTTCGTTAGGGTCAGAATAACTTTTTTGTGAAATTTTTTCAAGTTGTGAGTTCAACTTGTTAAGTGAGTTTGAACGATTCTTTTTAAGTGCTTCAAACGACATAGTCATGTTTTGTATCTCCTAATTTTGCGTTGTATTTACGATGTATGCGTGGAAATATTTCCACCATCTATTTATCCTGAAAAAAGTGATCTTTGGTAATTTTTGAAAACTTTTTTTTATCAATATCTAAGAACGGATAATACTTCTTTGATAATCTAATTATATCACATGCGACGAATTTGTCAACAATTTTTTCATCCCAATAATCATAAACGTTTGATACTTTTGATAATATTGTAAACGTCTCAAGTGATATTTGTTTTTGAAAATACATTGTCATAATGTGTGGATGTTGACCGTCTTTAACTACTAAGTTTTCGTGATAATCATCTTTGAGTTTTTTTAACTCAGTTTTATATACATGTGTTATAGAATCAATTTTTCTTTTCCACTCTGTATATATTTCATCGCCTCTTTCTTCCACGATTTCTCGTATCCATGCTTTTGGATTACGAACAAGATTAGCGACAAGAATATTTAGAGCATCATCTTTTTTTGCAAGTTTATAAAAAAAGAACGCATCATTTCTTGTTTGGAATTTATCAAACGATGCTCTAATTTTACCATTATACTTGTGATAATCATAACTATCAGTTTCAAAATGTTTTTTAAGAGCTAAGTAATTTACGTAAGTTCTAAACGATGCTTCATTGGCATAGTTCAGTGAGGTCATTTTTTTCTTTCTTTACAAGTTTCATAGCAATTGCTTCAGACCTAATCTTTTCTTTTATAATAGATGATCTTTTTACAATTTCAGCTACAGTTTCTATTTCAATATTATTTTCTTTTGAATATTCAACTAAAGCATCAATATATGTGGCACCTTTTGATAATTTTTCAGAAATTGCCATGTGAATATTTTCTGGTGTGCGTGTTTTAATCATTAACCTTTAAGTACTCCTACGCTATCAATCCACTCTCTTACAGCATTTTCAACTGTGAGTCTATCAGTTTTGCCAAATAATCTATCTGACTGAAATGAGCCATTTATGAAATACTTTGCGGCATAAGTGTGTTCATCTTTATCAAAATGAATTTCTACTTTTAAATTTTTTCCTGAAGTCTCTCTTAATAATGTATTAACTATCATGATGCTTCTCTCCAATTTAGTTTTCTTTTTCCTTGTGCCCAATCAATTGCATACCTTTCAACTACTTCTAGTGGAAATGATGCAAACTCTTCCTCGTAAAATTTCTTTCCTAAATTATCTTTATATACAATTTGGCTATCATTTTTATTTAAAATAAATACTGAAGCTGATGCACCATGTCTATCTTTTATTTGAATATAAAAATCTTTCATTAGAATACTCCTTTTCTTTTACGATTAAGTGGAATAATTTTATTTTATCTTATAAGACATAAAATGTCAACTAATTTGTTCTTCCTCCGTTTTATATTGCCATTCATCAGTATGACCAACAGACCATTTTGGAGTTGTTTCAACACAATAATTTTGAGTACATACTTTAAAGTCAGGTCTTTGTAATTTATCAGGAATTAGTGATTGATCACTCCAAATTACTCTATTATTTGGTTGTGCTGCAAACTGTCCGTTGTCAAGTCTAATGATATTGAATGATTTGTGCTCGGGATCGTGCTCACTGAAATTGGTATCAATGATGGAACGGTCACGATGTGCATTGTCGATCGTGAAGCAGTATTCTCCGGGATGCATCCTTTTGTCTTTGCCAAAGAATTCACAACGAGACAAAAGTGGTTTTTGTATGACGGTAATGTCGTAGTCGAAGCAATCCCAAAGCTGAAGAACATCAAGAGGAAGAAGCTCGCCATGATCAGTTTTCCATAAGAATGCTGAAATAGGTAACTTGTCATATAATGCCCCGTAATCTGTTAATAGCGTTTCAAAATATAACGCCTTTCCCATTGTAGATTTAACACTAATCCAAATTCCAGGAGTTAATTCACCATGTCCTTTTTCCAAATTATAAAGATATTCTTTACGTACATATACACTAATTGGCTGTAATGGGTGTACTAAAAAAGCCATTAGATCTCCTCGAATAATACGTCGTTTACGTAACGATCTTTGTTTTCTTCCGATATTCCCATTGCCAAGATTGATCTATGCAGATGGGGATTTTTCTTTTGATTAATACAGTATCTATTTAAAAGTGGTGTGGTGTCCCTGCCATTATCCCAAGAGTTTTTTTCAAGGTTCTCTAAATAATAATCTGTTAAATGATATGTAATGTCAATGAATAGATTTAATTCTTCTTCTGTGTTTATATTTCCAACGGCAATCATATTAGATGAAAATATTTCTTGCGCCCAATTTGGTAATTCTCTTGCTTTTATCCATTTAACGTTTTTTGTTATATTTTCCATATATTCATTATATGGGTGCGGAAAACCATGTAATGGGCTATAATCCATAAAAGATCCTGTGATCTTTTTAGGCCCGGCAACAATATCAAATCCTAATATTGGTAATTCAATTCCTGGTTTTGGAAATACATTAATATGCATTAACCAAAGACCCTTGCCGTCTTGTGGTGTGATTGTTTTCAAATGAGCTTTTTGAATTTTGTCAGAATACCAAAAATCGTCTTTCCAACCGGAAAACTTTAAACTATCGTCGTATTTTGGATTATCATATTTTATGAAATATTCATCAAACTTATTTGATATTTGTGTAGCATAATTATTTAACCTATTCCATAGGGGTGTCATTTTTAATATATTTCTTTACTATATATACAGTATCGTGATTTCCATGCCATTCAAGAGTGTCGCCTTCCTCCCAACCTAATTGATCTAAAAGATCTTCAGGAAGTTCTACGTAAAGATCTTCAGAATCTTCATACTGTTTGACCGTTGATGTCCAATTCACTGAAATAATCCTCCAATTCTTCTAAGAATTTTTGTACCATACTAAAGCATACTTTTGCTTCTTCTGCCAAGTTATTATGTAATTTTGATCGAATGATATCTTTAAGAACAACAGGATCACCATCAAATTCATATAAAGCAGTTGGGCCTGGAACAAGTTTTTTAATTATTTGGCCTCCTGATAAATCACCCATATGACGCACATACACGTGAGCAAGCAATTTATCTTTATCATCTTTTATTTGTCGAATATAATTTACATAATGATGTGATGCCGAAAAGATAGGAGCATCAGAAAACTTTTGTTCTGTTTCCATTGTAATTACATCATTAAATAATGCAGCACCCCTTAATATAGGTTCCATGTCTTTTGTAATAGCACCAGCTTCAGTTGCATAATATTCAAGATTTGTGTATGAAAATAATTGATTTTTAAGATATACGTAATACTCGTAAGGACTAATTTTTTTCTTTATCATTCTACTCATAAAAGCAGTACGTTCTGCTCTACGGTGTTCTTGTTTTGTGATTTCTCTCAAACTATCCATTCGTGGATTCCTAAATAATCCCACGAACATAATCGTAAGATGTTTATCAATAATTTATTTATAACACAGATAAATGTAGATGTCAACTATTAGATTGCAAAACTTTCACCGCAACCACAAGAAGCGGTTGCGTTAGGATTTATTACTTTTAAATAAGCCCCTCCAAGTTCTTCTATATAATCAATAGTACATCCAAATACAAACATTTCAGCCATAGGATCTAACCACAAGTTTTCAATGGTAGGTTCTTTATCCGTAGTTCCCCATTCGTATTGAAAACCTGAGCACCCTCCACCTTTTACTGTTAAAGATATATTTGGTTTTCCAACTTTTTGAAGATACTCTTTAGCTTTATCTGTAATATTTAAAATCATTCAGATTTCCAAATAGTCCAGGCACCCCATGCAATAGCAATTCCAGCACCAATTTTAGCAAGTGGGGCCATAAATAATACAAGAAGACCAAGACCGACCAAACCGATCCCATCCCAACTTGTTCTTTCTTTTAATCTACTTTTTACCCAATCCATTTTCAATTTCCTCCAAACGTTTTTCTATACTATCTATCTTACTTGTTACTTTAGGATAACGTTTACGCCACGCTTCAGGATCGTCTTGTAACCAATCCCACCCGAAACGATCTACTAAATAATCTAAGAATGCATCAAACTTTGACATTAAATAAAGTGCGGCGCGTGTATTTCTAAACCACGCTAAAAAAGCTGCACCGATTATTGATCCGCCAATTGCTGTATAAATCCACAGCGTATCGCCGAACATTCTTGATAACATTTCCATTACATTACTCCGTATGTACTCATAATGGCAGGTCCAAACAAACTCATTACCCACATAAGTACCGCAATACTAAATATGCCAATTAGTAACCATTTCATTTTAAAGTCATCTACTTTCATTTGTAAGCCAAGGACTTCATTTCCTAAAATTCTAATTGCAAGCTCAAACTTACCTTCTGGATGGTCTATCATTTCAATTGCTTTTTGTTTTTCTTCAGACATTTATATTCTCCTTTGTATACTTGCAATAATGAACCATACTATGGTCATACGCGCCATCAAATGGCATTCTCTTTTTTAACGCTGCCCAACGACCGCGCCATTTATCTTTAGTACGCTGCCACTTGCTCATTTTTCGTATTTTTCCATAGAAGTTGATGTAGCGCGGCGGACAGTGGTGTCTATATCCCATGAAAGCAAAAGGAACAGAAGTGACCATGTCATTATTGTTAACGTGGCGGAAATGAGGTATGTGAGCAAATGATTTAACAAATTTTTTATTCCCTACTCGTGGCGAGCCGTAAGTAAATAGGCAATCCGGTTCGCGCTCGCCGTTAATTAAACGGCTAGTTGCAATTGTAGCCATTGCACCACCAAGTGAATGACCACATATGAAAAAATCTTTTTCTGGTAATTTATTAATACCACCTAAAGCCATCATTATTTTATCCCATAGTTTATTCACTTCCTCTTGGAAACCATTATGTACCATTCCGTGACCATTAAATGCTTTATCAGGCCAGGCATTTAAATCAGCTTTAATATCTGAAAATTCTCCAGGCTCGGTTCCTCTAAACGCCAAAACAACTTCCGTTTTGTTTGAAGCTAAGTGACATTGAGCGCCATCTGCTTCCATAAATTTGTGTTGAGTATAACCTAATCTTTTAAATTCTTTTTTAGCTTCGGGCCCATCCATATAAGCAATCTGGGCGCACTCTGCCATTTTTGCACAATGCTCGATCATTTTTTACCTCTTAATAATTTTTTCTTAATATCTTGCATTTCCTTTTCATTATTTATTTTGCGGTTCTTGGACGAAATTTGTAATTCTCGTTCTTTATCGTTGGATATTTCCAATACACCACTGGATTGTATTTCATCTTTCTCCTTCGAGAAATCTTCCGATGACGATGAAACTTCGATCGCATGTCTAAGTTTTGCGATTCTTTCGTGTAGGCTTTTTTGTCTTGCGTGAAAGTATCGTTCATATGCGTTTTCCTGAAACTTTTTATCTATTACTTGATCTATATAATCTTTCACAAGCCAATTAAATAATAGTTTTTTCATTTATTATTTTTTTATTCACCTCTCATAATTCTTAATTGTTCTAAAATGCTATCTGTTCTAATATTTAATACTTTTAAATTATGTTCATGTTTAGTTAACATGGTTTCGTGACGAGCATATGAAGAAGAATGTTTCACAGCAAGGTTTAAAAAATCTTGCTCGTGTTTTTCTTCTGTTTTAGAAACTTGATACCCTAATTGCTCAACTTGAATAAGTAAATCTTTAATGTCTTGTTGTTGGGTTGAATAATCTTTTAACAGTTTTTCATTATCCATTTTCATTGTTTCAATTTGATGATTAAGTGTATCAATATTATCGTGTGCTTTATTAATTTCAAATCCCATACCTAAAAATATAATAAACGCTGTAATAATTTCCATTTATAATGACTCCTGTTAATTTGCTAATGGGTTATCAAGGGCTTCTTGTAATCTTTCGGACAGATCTTTATCAAGCTGTTTCATATCATTTCGTATATCTTTGTCTGTCTG